ATAGTTAAGTTGTTCTAGGTTGTCAACCTGGTGCACTATAGTGTCTTTTAGCGACTCAATTCTTTTATTAGCAACTCTACGAACTACTCCGTAATCAAGACCAATTGTGTCAGTGTCATCTATCATAAATAGATTTAATTTTTCCTTGAGCTTGTAGTTTTTTAAGATCACCTTTAGTTAACTTAGAATAATCAATAGTAACTTCTTTATCTAATAACAAAGGTTCTTGTCTTTTAGGTGTAAATAATTTTTTAATCCAATTCCACATATTATTTTCTCTTTATCAGATCGGTTGCTTTAAGTCCATAGACACTCGCAATAACACCAACAAAAATTGTTTGATACCAAAAAGGCAGGTTTCCAAAATGAAAAAAGAATAATTCCATTTTTTCCATATGTACAGGATTATCTGACCATACTGACCATCCCAACATTACGATTGGAATTGACAGCAAAACCAAAATAAATTCGTCTTTCCAGTCTGATTGTCTAGCTTCTAGTAATTTTCCAGAATACTCTAATTCTCCAGTACTCATTTTCTGAGCATGTTTCATAGCAGCATCTGACATAAGCATTTTCGTCTGTTGCTTATTTTTGTAAATATGAGTACCAGCATTCATTGCTAGTTTAATTGCACTTAACCACATTATTTTGCTCCTTTATTTTTTATGAGCACTATTTTTCATAATGCTGCCATCAGGCATTTTATGATAACCTGCTTTTACTTTTACTTCTTTTTTACTTCCCATATTTAAACCTTGTGGGTTTGGACCACGTTTAGGTGGTGGCCCAAATTTCTTGCCAGAAACTTTATGGGGCTTATCCTTAAACATTATTTTTTTATGTGTTTACCATACTTGGCTTTAGTCATTTTTCCACCTTTATTAAAAAATCTTCTTGCCATTGCTGCGGGAGATAATAATTCAGGTCCTTTAGCACCTTTATCTTTTGCTTTTTTCATAGCCAATATTCCTAAAGCAGCTTTAGTCATTTTACCAGGCATCAAAGATTGATCTTCTAAACCCATTCCAGATGTTCTAGCAGCACCATAACCTTGCATCATGCCACCGGACATTGCTTTAGTAGGTTTTGGTTTTGGTTTTGGTTTAACTGAATTAATAACAGGATGTTGTAAATATCCTTTTCCTAAATTAGCGTATGCTGCATCTAATCCTAATTTCTTACCCATTTTTAGCTCCTTTGTTTTTTATATTCATTTTTTCTCTAGCAACTTCCAATCTTTCATCAGATTGTTCGTCATTTACTTCTAATTTTACTTTATCAAAATCCAGTCTGTCTTCAAACTGTTCATCTTGATTATTAATTCTTAAAGCATCCGTTTCTGCTCTTCTTTGCATATCCATTGCTCTAAGATCTAGCTCTCTCTGTTTTAACATAATTAGAGGGTCTTGTTTAGCCCCGTCTTGCTGTGATTCAGCTTGAGCTAACTCAGAAGTTATTTGTGCAATACGTTTAGCTACTTCAGAATCCATCATTACTTGAAATTGTTGTGGATTTTGTTGTGCCATCATCATCATTTGCTGATCTTGTTGCATCATAGCCATTACTTCCTTCTGTGCTTTAAAAGAAACGTGTTGAGATATGTGTCCTTGTAGTAAAGCATACACTGGAGGGTTAATTTGTACCATTCTAGTTCTTAGAAACGCTGAATGGGCTGCTATATGGGCATCATGGTCTTGTTCTGGGAACGCTTGAGCTATTTTCATCTGTAAAGCCTCTGCATTTTCTATCGCAGGGTCTTTTGGAAAAGGTTTAACCTCTGGTTTTAGTAATTCTGGTATTTGTTTTGTTCCTAAGGCTTCATAAACACGAGTATAAGCTTCATGTAGGTTATGAAGTTGTGGATTTGTTTGTGCAATTTGCAATTGAGTCTGTGCTAACGTCACTCTTTGTGCCATTGAGAATATATTTGGATCTGCAACAGGTAAAACATCTACTCTTGCATCAAAATCTACTGATTTAATTATTCTATCTGCACCATAAACTGCATAAGGGTATTCAGGTGGCAGGTATTCTGCAATAACTTTTGATAAAAGTTTAAATTCTTGTCTCATTGCATAGTAACAACGCTTATGAATAGCACTCATTACTCTGCTGCCTCTTTCCATTAAAGCAATTGTAGTTCCAACAGCAGCATTTTGATTACCTTCTCCAACAGCTGTGTCTGTAGTTAATGCAAATCTTCTTCCTGCATCTACACAAAAGCCCATAAGGTTAAATAAAGTTTGCGAAGGTTCTTTGAAAGGTAGTAATTGAAACTGATCTCTAATGTTTCCACCCGGTGCATCTACATCTCTAAACTCTCCTGGTTGAATAGGTTGGTCATCGTCTCTAACTTTCATTCCTCTAGATTTAAATCCAGCAGGTAAGTTAGATAAAGTTCCTGCATCTAATAATTGTCTTAAAGCAGCAGTTGCTGTTCGTGACAGGCCACCGATCATATGAATTAAACCGAAACCATAAAAACCTAAACCTGGTAAAAATTTAAAGTGAGTGAAGTAATCTTTTCTAACAAACTTATTGTCACCTTCTACGTAATTTCTATAAATAGATAAAACTTCTCTAGACGATTCTTCTATAGTTACAATGTAAGGAATTTTAATTCCAAGTGAATCTTCTTGATTGTCTGAAATGTAATCCGATAAATCTAAATCTACATGAAGCTCTAAAATAGAATACATCATGTCATCTGTCTCTGTCTTTTTAGTTCCTTCTAGAGAACGATACTTATCTTTAATTGTGTCGTCTTTTGTTTGAGGCTTCATTAGCTCTACTTCTCTGTAGAAACCCGAAGCCATCTTTTTTAATAAATCGTTTTCTGATTGTCTTATTACATGAGTAATTCTTGGAGCCTCTTTTAAATCTGTTGCGTAATAAGGAACTACTAAATCTTCTGCAGGTACAAATTTAGATACTGCTCTTTCTAACATTGCATCGTAATAAACTTTTTTAAAAGTAGATCCTGCAAGTGGAAGATAGAATAACATCTGGTCAAACTCTGGAGTATATTCCTCCATTTTTTCCATGATCATATAGTTCATGAAATCTTTAACTCTGTTTGCTTGCTCTGTTGTCTCGTCAGTTTTTAATCCAAGAACTTGAGTCTTAACTGGACCATCGCTTGGTAATAATTCTTTGTATGCTTGTGCTTGGAATTGGGTTACTGCTTCTGCAAGAAGGGGGTGAGTAACACCGGCCGCTCCTCTAAAAGGTCTGTTCTGTTCTACGTATTTAAAACCTAAAAGATCTAAACCTTTTAAATAACCATCTTCCCAATCTTTTCTTGACTCTTTGTCTTTCTGGTAATCGGAAATAAGATCTGAAGATAATTGATTAAGGACTCTCTCATCCATGTCTTCTGCAATGTTGGCATAGAAATCCTGTTCAGCAGCTTCTTCTACTGCATCTTCCGGATCTTCAAATGTTACTGTCGCTTCTTCTTCAACGTCAATTTCTTCTTCGTTGTCGATAGGATTGTTGTCCTCAATAGCCATAAATTATTATGTTATCTTAGTTGCTTTATTTCTGCCGTTTTTGCATTTAGCTGTAACGTAAACACCATCTTTAGCTTTAATCATTTTACCGTACATAGCTCCGCCTGAATAACCATCTCCAAAAGCACCTGTATATTGATAAGTTTGTTTTTTTCCAGTAGGTCCTGCTAATGTTCCACCTCTATCAGAGGTAGCATTTTTTCCTGGACCCATGTTTAGTATTTTTTGAAATAAACTTTTTTTCTTAATGCTATTTTTCATATTGTAGTCATTAAGATCTTTTCCACCAGTAATCATAGAAGAAGCAGATTTGCCGTCTTCAGTTGATGCTAGTAAAGCTTTTTCTTTTGCACCCATAAGCTTGCTTGCACCATACATTGCAGCACCAGCCATAAGAGCTTTTTTAATTTTCTTATTCATAATATATCTCCTTATAGTATATTTTTACGATTGTAAACCAATTGAGCGAATAAATCTACAATATCGATCTAAAAATGTTAGTAGTATCTACTAAACCACCCATATTCATATAAGCCTTTTGAGGCAATAAGAACTTCTTTAATACATTGCTGTCTGCAATCAAAGTTGGAACCATCTCATAATTAGCCGGATCATCTGGACCCATTTGTTTAACAACTAAGTTCCCCCTAACTGATCCTGCGTTAGAGTAAGCTCTTAAAATTCTGTCAGCTTCAGCTTGTGTATTTGCTGCTCCTACATGATTATCAAAGATATAGTCATTGTCTATTTTTCTATTGTAAATAGCTCTATCGCTCTCTACTGCCATTCTATAGCTAGAACTATTACTAGTACTTATCTCATCGATAATTTTAAATTCTTTTAAAGGATTAGATTTAGGCATAGGAAACATTTCAAACTTAGCTCCATATTGACTGGCTTGTTTTCTTAAAGACTCATTCAAAGAAGAATAATTATTTAATTTTTTCATCTGTCCATCTGCTTTATTAAAAATAGCAGCTTTACCATTTTGCAATCCATAGTTTATTTCATTTCCAAATTTTTCAACATCAAACATTTTTATATTCTGGTTCATACTTGAAGGTACAATAGAGATCGCATTAATATCTCTTTCAGCCATTGAACGAAGTAAGTTCTTAACAACCACATCATTATATGATCTAGAGAAAGGACCTCCTGTTGTACTATCAACAGAACCTTGTTTAACTAATTGAGCTAAAGCACCTCTATCCAATTCATCTATTTTATATTTCAATCTATCTGCTTGTTGTAATTGAGTTCTAGTTAAACCCATACGTCCTCTTCCAAGTTCTTGATAAGGAGCTAACTGATCTACTAGTTTTTTTCTTTCTGTTTGTAACATTTTAATGTTACCATCTTGGTTAAAAGGACTTACTTTATTTTTAAAATATTTATCTCTAGTGCTAGAGTCGGATGAAAATTGTGGGGAGTGTAGATCTGATTGAACTTCAGATACTCTTATATGTCTTTTACCAACTCCTATTTTAGGATTAGGTAAGTCATCATATCTTGCAAACGCAAGTTCTCTTTTTGAACTACCTAAATAGTGTGGACTACCTTCTACATATTTAAATTTACGTGAATTGATATTAGGCATAGGGCCATCATAGTAAATAACATCCTCAGTAAAATTTTCTCCTCCATCTAAGTGATAACTTCTCTGACCTTTATGTTTTGGATACATGTTATACAAGTCCTGCTCACCTTGAATCATTGGAGGTTTAGCAGAGGATGCATTATACTTTCCAACCGCTTGATTGTATTTAATTAATAAGTTTGAGAACTTAGACCTATCTGCTTCCGCAGCTTCCGTTCCTGCTTGTCTCAAAGAAGTCTGTACCATAGTAATATCGTCTGAACTAATTGGACCTGAAGTATTCATAGCTGTTCTAATATTAGAATTAACTACTCCTGGAAACTCACTCATATTAATTCCAGTAGTTCTTGCAAGATCATCTCCTTCTGCTGCAATAGTAGCAAAGTCTGCTACTGGATCTTTACCTGCAGTTAGTCTTAATGTTTTAATGTTAGCAAGTGGCGATTGTCTAATCATTTTTAAAACAGATTCCCTATCTATTTCAAGTCCTTGATCTTTAGCTGTTTTTAAAAAACCAGAAATAGGTTGACCTGATTTATCAAAGTTAATTAAGTTTAAATCAGATAATTCTTCTGGACTTACTTTTCTAGATACTCCTTGTAAAGGTCCACCAGGATAAGTTAAATCTCCTCTGTTCGCATCTTTAAACCATTGAATCCATTTATCTGCTGGAGCTTTATCAAAGTTTGCCTCAAGCGCTCTGTCATAAGTTGATGAACCAAATATTCTTCCACCGGGTTGTAGAGGTGCTCCAAAGTTAAGAGGTCTATCTAATACTTCTCCAAATCTAGATCGTCCTATAACTGCTAATTCTGTTTTAGGAGTTTGAACAATTAAGTCTGTTGCTTGTCCAGTGGCCGTTGGTACTGGACCATTGCCTACTGGTTTGTTAGGTAAGTAATCTACTTTAGCTGCAGGCTTGCTCATCTGCCTTAAATAATTTCTAACACCAGGCATTCTTTTACCAAGTGCAGTTGCTCCTACGATTGTAGCACCGAGTGCTGCTAGTCCTCCAAGTGCTGAGGGTTCTTTCTCATCATAAGGAGTTTCAACGACCACCGGACTATTCTCTAACGGAGGAAGACTTCCTTGTTGGATAGATTCAATAAAGCTTTGTGGTTGTTTTATTTGGGACATTATATTAAACCACCCTTACGTTCTTTTCTTACTTCTCTAGTTAATTTTCTATCGACTTTCAATCTTTTTAATGCACTCTTAGGTACAATAATTCTACCGAGTCTGCCCTGCCTTTGTGATGGATATGAAAATGGATTTCTTTTAGGTGCAAATTTTTCAAACAATCTTCTACCCACAGCAGTTTCCCTAGCTGTTAGTTTACCTCTTAACATTAATCTATCTTTCTTAGGAACGGTTTTAACTCCCCAGGTTGCCGTTGGGTCAGTATTTGTTTTAGCAAAACTTTTAGCGGCTTCAACCCTAACTTTATCTGCTTTTTTTGTTTTAGCTCTTTCAAAAAAATATCTTCCTTGGTACTTATCATTTAATATATTCCCAGGAGCAGAAGATACGCTTTTTGATTTACTTGTACCTCTAATTACATCCGCACCTTTTTTAAGTA